AATTATGAACATTTAATTTTGATACGCCAGCAGGAGCAACAACAGGAACTTTTTCTTCTGGTGGTGTTGATTATGGATATGTTAAATTTACATCAGGCAGTTATACATTAAATGTAACTACTGGTGCTGAAATTGATATGTTAATTGTAGGTGGCGGAGGCGGAGGAAGGGTAGATGGGCTAGCTATTGCAGGTGTTGGCGGTGGTGGCGGTGGTGTTTATTATTCTGAACTAAGACTATATAAAGGAAATTATAATGTAGTGGTAGGTGCAGGCGGTGCACAAAATATATCAGGAAGTAGTTCATCTATTTCTACTTATGGCATATCTTACACTGCAACGGGTGGTAATCAATTTGGTGTAAGTGGTGGCCCACAATTTAATGCAGCAGGTAGTAATATTCAATGTACTGTACAAAATAACTCAGGCGGTGGAGGTGGCGGTTCAGCTGCACAAACGGGTTCAAATGCATTTTGTGGTTCAGGTAATTTAGCAGCTGGTGGAGCTGGTGGTGAAGGTTTAACTTATAATATGGATGGAACACCAAGTGTATATGGTTCAGGTGGTGGTGGAGGTTCATCTACTTCTGCATTTGCACAAGGTGGTAATGGTGGAACTAATGCAGGTAATGGTGCAAGTTACAACACTACCGCAACAAATGCTACAAATGGATTTGGTGGAGGTGGAGGTGGAGAAAGAGCCGGTAATCCAGGTCAAGCGGGTAGTGGTGGGCATGGTATAATAATATTAAGATATACAACATAAAATAACTATTTTTTAAAACACCTTTGTTATTAAAGGTATAAACAATCAAACAATGAATTCAAAAACTGTATTAAGTAAGATATTAGGACTTTTATCTATGGATAAAGAAGTGGAATTAACTTACGCAAAATTGAAAGACGGAACAATCGTTGAATCTGCAACATTCGATGTAGGTGAAGATTTATTCGTAGTATCAGAAGATGGTACTAAAACCCCAGCTCCAGACGGAACACATGAATTATCTTTAACAGATGAATCAGGTAACGAAAACTTAATCAAAGTTATCACAAAAGATGGTAAGATTGAAGAAAGAGAAAACGTAGAGTTAGAAACTGTAAAGGTTGAAGATTTACCTTCTGCATCAGGAGATGTATTAGATGTAAATTTAGTACCTGACCAAACTAACCAAATCAAATCTGGAACTTTAATGGCAGAAGAAACCGAAGAGGTAATGCCAATCCCAGAAGATGCAACCGAAGAAGATGAATCAGAAGTAGAAATTAACTTAGCTGACATGGTTAAGAAAATTGAAGAGATGACTTACAGAATTCAAGAGATGGAAACTAAGATGGAAGCAATGATGCCACCAGTAGATTCTGAAGTAACTCAAGAAGTTGCAGGAATGAAAATGTCAGCAGAGCCTGATGAAGAAGAAGAGTTACCAAAATTAGATGGTGCTCCAACAGAAGAAGCTACAAGATTTGCAGCTGAAACAAATAGAAAAAACTATGGTAAGAAAACAACAGATTCACAATCTACGTTCTTATCAAAACTTTATAAATAAAATTATTAAAAATCCAAAAAAGGAAACAATGAACAAATTACAAAAATTCGCACTTCCTACTATTACTAACTCTACCTACTCAGGTGAGGCAGCAGCAGGATACATCGCAGCAGCGTTGTTAAGTGCAAACACATTGGACAAGAAGCTTGTTACTATCATGCCAAACGTGAAGTACAAATCTGTAATCCAAAAATTAGCTGTAAGTGGTATCGTACAAGATGCTTCTTGCGACTTCGTAACTTCAGGTAGCGTAGCTATTACTGAACAAATCTTAACTCCAAAAGAATTACAAGTTAACTTACTATTATGTAAGCAAGAATTTGTAGCATCATGGGAAGCTTTACAATTAGGTTTCTCTGCTTTTGATGAAATCCCTAAGAACTTTAACGACTTCTTAATCTCTTATGTTGGTGGAACAGTAGCTCAAGCAACAGAAGAAAACATCTGGGCTGGAACTGCAACTAATGGTTCTTTCACAGGATTCCAAACTTTATTCTCTGCTTCAGTAGCAGCGGGTGGAGCAACAGCAGTATTACCTGCAAAATCAGGTGGAACAGGTGTTATCATCTCTGGTAGTATCGACTCAACAAATGTAATCTCTAAATTAACTGATGTTTACTTAACTATCCCTAAAGCGGTATTTGGTAAGCCTGATTTATTGATTTATGTATCAACTGACGTAGCAAGAGATTACCAAGCTGCATTAGCAGGTGGTGGTGCAAGTGGTTTAGGTGCTAATGGTTTCAACAACCAATTGAACGTAGGTGAAAAACCAATGAACTTCAATGGTATTGAAATGGTAATGTGTCCAGGTATGGGTACTGACAAAATCGTAGCAGCTCAAAAATCTAACTTGTTCTTCGGTACAGGTTTACTTTCTGACTACAATGAAACAAAAGTAATCGACATGGCTAACATTGATGGTTCACAAAACTATCGTATTGTAATGAGATTTACTTCTGGTGTACAATTCGGTGTTGGACAAGATATCGTTTACTACGGAGCTTACTAATATTAACTAACAAAACTAAATCAAAGTATCATGGCTTGTAATTTATCAGCTGGAAGAAACGAAGTTTGTAAAGAAAGTATCGGTGGTATACAAGGTGTATACTTCGTAAACTATACAACTGGGTCTTTCACTAAAAACGGAACAGGAGAAGTAACTGCAGTACCATCAGGTAGTGTATTATATTTCTACTCTTTAAAAGGTTCAAGTGCATATACTGAAACTGTTACCACTTCTAGAGATAACGGAACTACATTCTTTTCACAAGAATTAATTCTAAACTTAAAGAAGTTAACAAACGAGATGACTACTCAATTAAAGCTTATGGCTTATGGTCGTCCTCAAATAATCGTTTGGACAAATAACGGTGATGCATTGTTAGTTGGTGAAAAATTAGGAGCGGATGTAACCGCAGGTACAATTCAAACCGGAGCAGCATTGGGTGACCTTTATGGTTATTCAGTAACGTTCACAGGTATGGAACAATTACCAGCAGCATTCATTTCTGGAAGTTCAACATCTAACGCATTAGGTGGTTTAACTGCAAACTACTCAGTAGTTTATGGTTCTAACGCTTAATCAGTATTAGCATAAAAATATTAAACCCTACTCTTCGGAGTGGGGTTTTTTATTTTAACTATTATTAGATAATTATTTGTTATTATTAGATACAGACAAGATAAACAATACTTAATGCTAGCATATTACATATCTCAATCAAACGCATATACATTTAGAACTCAGCCTACTGGCTCTAATGAGTTTACAATGTCATTACAAGACATGTATACTTTACAAAACTTTACAATGTCAATGGCAAGTATGTCTTATAATCCATACGAATCATTTGTAGCATTTACAGGAAGTATTAGTGGGTCATATGTTGCTGCTGAATATAGAGCAACTCTTTACAATCAAGGTGTAGGAAGTAATCCAGGCAATGCAACAGGCAATGCAATATGGCAAGGTTCAATCCAAGTATATGCATCACAATCAATAGACAAATCGGTATACGAAAACCAAATACCTCCAATAACTTCACACGCTAGTGAAAACAGATACATAATTTTGACTTAATATGAAACAACAACAAAAATTCTCCATCGTTAATGTAAATAATAATCAGCTTCCTATTATAACGGAAGATGCTAAAACACGATATAATTGGATTCCATTCGGTGTTTATGGGCACGATGATTTCTTTGATGCAGTAACAATGACTTATAATGTAAGTACGACTAACTCAGCATGCGTAGAAGGTATCGCTGATTTGATATATGGTAAGGGTGTATACTCTAAAGATAAAACATTCAATGATACATTACAAAAGTTAATTCCACAAGAAGAAACTAAGAGAGTATCATTTGATTTAAAATTATATGGCAATGGTGCGTATCAAGTATATTGGAACGATGACCACACAAAGGTAATTAAATTCTACCACGTACCTGTTCAATATTTAAGAGCAGAGAAGTTAGATTCACATCCTAGAATAGAAAACTATTTTTATTGTACTGATTGGAATGACCAAAGAAAGATTAAAAACAAAAAGAAAATACCTGCATTCGGTACATCTAATGAGAAGTGTGAAATACTTTACATTAAACATTACTCACCAGGTTTATATTACTATTCATTACCTGATTGGGTTGCAGCAATGCAATTCGCAGTAACGGAAGGTGAGATTAGTAACCTACATTTAAATAATATTACAAATGGTTTCTTGCCGGCAGTAATGTTAAACTTTAATAATGGTGTACCTGCTCCTGAAGAAAGAGAAACAATTGAAGATTTAGTTCAAGCTAAATTTACAGGAACAGATAACGCAGGTAGATTTATGTTATCATTTAACGATGACCCTGCAACTAAACCTACGATTGATATTATTGACATACCTAATCTACATGAGAAGTATGATTATGTAGCAACATACACACAAGATAGAATACTTGTAGCACATAGAGTAACATCTCCTTTATTATTTGGTATAAGAACTACAAATAATGGATTTAGTTCTCAATCAGAAGAAATGAAAACTGCATTTAGTATCTTGCAAACAATGACTATCTCTCCATTCCAAAACCTAATCTTAAATAGTTTAGATATGGCATTGACAGAAGGTGGATATGATAATATGGAATTATACTTTGAACAATTAACTCCGTTAGTTTTATTATCACAAACTGCAGAAGAAACAGGTAAAACAATTGCACAAGTTGAAGATGAAACTAATAAGTCTATGGAGAACCCAGCGACTCAAGAAAACCCAGGAGACCAAACAACACAAGATGCTGAATTAGAAAGTGAACCAGTACCTAATGTTAGTTTAAGTTCAGCATTTTTTCAAAGAGAATACGAAACATTTAAACAAAAATAAATTATGGCATACGCACTTTTTATTAATAGAAACGATATAATTAAGAACACACCTCTTCAAGGAGCAATTGATGCAGATGCTTTATTACCATTCGTTAGAACTGCTCAAGATAAATACTTAAAGAATCTTTTAGGTACAATTCTATTTGATTATTTACAGGCACAAATCATTGCAAACAATGTGGACAACTTGTCAGTATATTATCAAGACCTATTAGATGACTATGTTAAAAATACATTGATGTGGTATTCTTGTGTTGAATATATTCCGTTTAGTTCAGTTCAGTTTAAATCTAATGGTAGTGTTAAACAACAAAGTGAACAAGGTACTGCACCTTCTAAAAGTGAAATAGATTATTTATTAGCTAAGGCATTGAATAACGCTGACTATTATGCATTAAGATTACAAAACTATCTAATTGCATATTCAAACAACATACCTCAATACTTACAATCAATAGGTAATCAAACTCAAATTTATCCTGACCAATCGAATCAATATTTCGGTGGTATACAATTATAATAACAATGAGTGCATTAGTAACAAATACAAATGTAAATTATACAAATTATTACAATTTGATTAATTTCTTTGCAGAGTATATGGCACAACACCCATCTATTACATCAGTATCAACCGAAGAGATTGATGAGTTTGATAAGAGAGAGTTTCCTGCATACCCTGTTGCTAATGTTATAATACCATCAACTAGATTTGCAAGTAGTACAACTGATTATGAAATACAAATAATCGTTGCTGAT